CAAAGATTATTCACATAAAAAAAAGAGGGAAGCTATTAACTTCCCCCTCTATAGGCAACACATGGGCACCCTTATGGGTGCCTTTTTTTTTGGTGCAACTTCTTCAGCGACCAAAACTTTAAATATTATAAAACGTATACTTTAATGTTAGTTCCTCTCCTTGTTTAATATCTTTAATGGTAACTAAATTCCATTTTTTATAATGATATATATTTACTTTTACATCTTCATTAGTCATTCGTAATTCTACTTTTATACAATTCGGTGTATTGGAATGGTTAATAAACCCACCTAATGGGGTTCTGAAAATGTTATTACTTATTTTAAAATGAGTCATACCTAAATTCGTAGCCTGAGAAATCTCTTCTTTAGCAAACAAACCTAACCCATTAACTTTTGAAGTTTTTATTGTTAATGAATCAGGTAATGGTTTATACATTTAATTTAAAATTAGCACTCATGGATATTCTTTCTCCTTTGGACATAAAAGGAGCAACGAAATGAGTGAGGGTTGCTGGAAATATAAAAAGATCACCTTCTTCTGGAAAGAAAGATCTACGGGAAATAGCGTGAGGCTGAGATTCTCCGTAAGTAAAAGAAAGTGAACCTGGTCCTGATCCCGTTCCTGTAAATTTTTTATGTTCTTCTTTTAATGCTTCAGGAATTTTAACGAATAAAACGCTAGACAAATCACAGTTGGGATGAGTATGAGGAGGATTAAATTCTCCGGCTCTCATAAAATTAACCCAGGACATAAGTATAGTCGTTTGGGTTATGGTTTTTCCATACCAGTTCTGATATGCCTCACCAAAAAGATTTAAATAAGGATTGATGATTTTACCATAGTGTGTAGGGCTAATGTAATGTTGGTGTTTAATAACTCCAGCCAATGTTTCATCAACTTTATTGGATTTTTTGCTACAAAGGTCAGCACATTTTTTTAAATCTACTTGTTGTATTTTTATTTTAAAAAGAAGGGGTCCCCAATAATAAAAATTATAAGTCTGTTTAGGATTCATTAAACAGTTTGTATTAACTTTTTAACATCATCTTCCAGTTTCTTACCCACAGAATTAGCATGGTTAATAACAGCAGCACATAAGTTTGCATGATACTTATATTCCTTTAATGCTTCTCTTATTTTAGCTACAGGCTTTCCACCATAGTCAATCACTAAAGCATTGTTCCTATTCAAACCAATCTTTAGTTCAAATAAAAGACCTGTATGTTTACTTATATCATTTTTTTGCATCGATTGTCGCTGATTCTTTTTTAACAAAGTCAGCCCCTAGTTGTGGATCCAGTTGATTTAATGTTGCAAGCATGTTCATAAGCTTAACAACTTCACCATAGGGTCTTGTCATCAGATATCTCATGATTTCTGTTAATTTAACAGAGTCAATAAGATAAGTTCTTGAGGGTTGTTGTGTTTGTGTTGGTTTCTCCTTTGAGTTACTAGCCATTTTCCTTTCCTCCTTGTTTATTAATAGCCTTTAAATTGATAATACTTATCTTCTATTAAATCTTCATTTAATAAATACATATTACTATTTCCCTTATCAAAGATTTCTTTTAAATCTCTAATAGTTTGGTTTATTGTTCTATGTTGTTGAAGACAACCACAAACTAAATCTTCAACTTCAATTAATGCTTGTTTTACTGCACCCATTAGTCTACCTCCTTTATTAATTTATTTAAATACCATTGGGCTTTTTGTAAATCTTCCAATGGTTCACCTTTAAATTTATATCTTGATACATACTTTAACACATTACCTTTAAGGTATCCATGATACTCATCATCTGTCATACCGTCTTGTATAACATCAATGGTTTCTTTTCTACCTTTAAGATAATGCGGTGGTGAATTTACGCTATCATCTTTATCAAATACATCATCGATCATAACGTCTCTTCACTGTATTATACTCAACAGTTTCAATATCATATTCACCTTGACGAACATTACGTTTAACAATTAGACCACTCCACCATAATCGTTGAGTATTTCTAGCATAATCTTCCTTATGATGTAGATAACATCCTGCTGATAATCCTAATACTTTCCTACCTGATGGTATAGTACACATAGAATAATCAAACAAGTGACAATGACCTACCGTAGAGGATACCTTATTTTTTAATAAGAGAGAACGAGCAATGTTGTCCCCACTAATAGGCTTACCCATAATACCAGTAGGATAATTGTGGCAGTAATGGACACCATCAATAGCCACGGGTTCCTGATAGGCAATAACTTCCCAACCAAACTCTTTAAATTTAAGGTCTTTTGTACTAATTGTTCCGTCAAGTTCTGGTGTTTCATCTACTATCCTATCTATTCTATCCTCATGATTACCAAGAAGCATAACCTTTCTTGATCGTCTCCCATTGAGACCTTTGTTAAATTTTTCCAATGCGTCATGTGCATGGTTAATATCTTTCTTATATCTTCTACCTTCGAAAGATTTCTTTCCTTTATCATAACTTGAGAGAGAATCTAAACTAGGGAAATCTCCCATACAAACTATGGTATCGGGTTTTAGATCTCTTGCAAGCTTACCTGCCCACAGAAATCTGTCATTGCTTGCCTTGGGGTTGCAATGCGGATCCCCTATTACTAAATGTGTCGCCATTAATTTAACTCCTTGTTGCGTTTACGTTGTAAATATTTTAGAAAATCAATAATATTTTCTGTGTCATCTAGCTTTGCTTTTTCATCTGTGCCTCCTATGCCTCCATTTATTTTTTTATATTTACGATCATCTGCAAATCCTCTCATCCCTGCTAAAAAAGTAGTATGAGGATCTGTTGTTGCCAACTTTATCATGCCACGTGCTATAGTAGAACATAATTCATATTGTTCATCGGACATTTTATTCCGACTATCTAATAAAATTCCACAAGTAAACCCCTTATCCCAAGGGGATACAAGAACTTTAATAGCATTTAAAAAATCAAATTTCTTAACCATATCAGTTTAATCTCGGTATGTCAAATGGTTTAATATCATTTTTAATCGTTGCCATAATTTCATCAACCAATAAATCAAAATCATCTATAGGTAATGATGTTTTATAAAGTCTTAAAGCCTGAGCCAGCATTACTCCTGACACAGCCAAAGGATCATGATTTATACAAAGTCTTGTCATTAAACGAAAGACTTCATTATAAACTTCATTTACATCACTTGTGTTTATCTTTTTCATATCTTACCATAACAGGTTCAGTTAAAAGTCCTGCATTATTTAATCTCATAAAATGTTTTGCATCAACAATAGCCAAAGGATTCCTATGATTCATTTTAATAAACACCAACGGCTCCTGACTTCCATGCGAAGTAGCTTGATCATAGGCATCATACATTTTTTTCCATCCTTCTGTATTCTTACATTCAATATCATAAGGGAATACATTCTTTGCCCTCTTCGATAACTTAACATCAGCACCTCGTTCACCCATGATAGCGACCTTAACATCATCATCGGTAAGGGCGAGAAACAGACCCCTCAAACTATCTCTCTCCCAGTTCTGTAGTCTACGCCCCTTGGCTTTACGACTTCTTGTAGTTGTCATCTTTCCTCGGATTGTTGACTTCAGTGTACCAAACCCACTTGGGGTTTTTACCTTGTGACTGCTGTTGTTGTAGCAACTGCAGTTTACTTCCCCAACAAGGAAGTTTGTATGGGCAAAATGAACACACTGTACCCAAAACTCGGTTACCTGTTTTTTTAGTTCTATAAGTTTCTTCAATATCTTCATAACATTTTTTAAAAGGAACTTTATTTTTTAATGCTTCTAGATTTTCTTTAGCTGTCTTAATAGCTTTAACTCTATACTCTTCATCGGCAAGTGGAGTCTTACAAACTGTCCATTCACCAGTTGATTTATTAATTACAATCCACCCACCGAAAGGTATCTTCTCACTTGCACCATACAGGTATCCTTGAGAAGCATACCCAAATGCATCATCCTTTACAACCTCTTCAAAACCACCTGCTGTCCCGAATTTCTTTTCAAAGGAATAAGGCGATGCACTTTTAATATCCCAAACCTTTGAATCAATCTTAACATCAAGCCTACCTTCAAGCGATGTTCCATTAAATTTATATTTAACATTCTTTTGTTCATCTTTAATCTCCACTCCTGCTGACTTTAAAACAAATATTGCTAACGCCTCAATCATATCCCCAAAAGTATTTCGTATTTTAACATTATAGGGTTGACCTTCGCCCTTTATATTTTTTGCTTCCATTTGCAATTGGCACAAAGGTCTACCTATATTGGACATTCTTGGTCGAAATCCATCCCTGCGTTTTTCTGAAAACTGTTTTTGTAAAGCTAACTTACATGCTTCACCAAACTCTTCAACAAGTTTATCAGAAACTTTAGCAGGTTCTTTTGAAACCCTGTCTAAATACAACTGTACTTTTGAGAGGATATCCGTCATTATCTTGATAGTACTTCTGCTGGATCTTCTACTTTAGAAACTATTGTAGCAGATTCTCCATCATTAGAACTATATTTATTTTTCTTAGCAGTCTTATAAAGATCTACAACTTCAGTATTTTCTGTATTAATAACTTCTTGAAATACAGTTAAAGTTTCTACATCTTCTTTAGACATTTGCAGATTAGCATCAGCATTAACAGAAATTTCAGGAACGTAATATACATTACCACCTTTCTTCTGTCTTTTAGAATCAATTGAAAACGTACAAGAAAACATTAATTTCTTACGTTTATTAATTTGATCTAACGCAGAACCTACAGGAGAAAAGGCTGTTCCAGAAACTCTCCATAACACAGGAAGATTTTCAATCGTATGCTCTTGTCCATTTGCTTTTATTCCTTTAAAGGACAATAGACCATACAACAGTCTATAACATCTTATAGTTCTTTGTTCTGCTAATTGTTCAGGTGTTAAAGATGGTCTTTCCTTGAAAGGAACTTTACCACATTTTACACCACCTAATATATCAATCGCTTCTTCTTTCCAGTTCTTGAAAATAATAGAACGATTTACATACTCACTTTTTTCAGGATCGTAATGCATGTACTGCATTGCACTGATAAAAGGTCTAAAGGTAACTGGCTTACCAAAAACATTTTGTCCTACACTAGAATCATAGGTAAATAAATGTCCTACTGGTAATTGATTACCATCGTCATCTTCAGGTGAACGATTAATTCCTAGTCTTGGTATTCTTATACCACTACTAGAACCATCGTCCTGCCCAATCGCTTGCATAATCTGCTCGTTGGACATGTTCTTTATATTTGCTACTTCATTTTCCATAATAGCCCTCCTTATTGTTAGTTATCCTTATATCATACTTTAGGGGATATGTCAAGTGTTATTTTTAAAATCCTCTAATAAATCATCTATAGGTTTTGTTTCTGGTACAAATAAGGGTTCCCTTGATAAATTAACCAAATTGATTTTGG